CATTGTTTAAAAAATTAGGGTGGTCGATAATCACACTTAATAAAAGATGTGTAGTTGTATCGTGGGAGTTAATTATATCAAGCCAAGGAACTGGAATAGAATTTCCGCTATAAGAATATTCGTGTAACTTTAGGTTGTTATCATAAAATCTTAACACTATAGCATCTGCGGAAGAGATAGTTAAAGTATTTATATTCGTTTCGGAATCCTTTGCTATTGTCAAAATATCTTCTTTATTAGGTAACAAAAAATCACTTCCTGCTTCAAGAGATTGTTTTTTAATTAAAGGTTTTCTTAGGATATAAGCAGAATCTCTATCTGATTCAAAGTTAACACTTTTGATAACTGAAGTTTGAGATGTAATTGGAGCGTCATCACGGATAGCTTTAGTCACATTAAAATGGTCCTCGTGTGTGGAGTTAACAAAACTATCTGTAATTTTAGCTGGCGTACGTTTAATCATTAGAATCCACCTCTATCATACATACTGCCATAAATGGCATTTGTATTTCTGGAATGTTTCATTGTGTCATAAATTGCTTTAGTAGGAACAACAATATCTAAATAAGGTAAATTTGCTTCTACTAATTCACGATAAGCAGGTTTGTCTGCGTAGGTGGCGAGTACGACTTTGGAAGGAATATCATAGGTTTCTTGTAATTGTTGGAAACCTTGAGATAATTCTTCAGCAAAGGTTTGTGCTGTACCGCCATCTCTAACTGTATATTTGTAGCAGACGTATGGGACAAGCCATAATAAGACCCAATCATCAGGAAGATAGTCATCAATATTAGCTTCATAGTTTGGGTCAGTAGGAATTTCTGTCCAAGCAGCTGTCCCTCCGTAATTCATTGATTGATATAAGTGTAAAGCATCTGAAGTAATAAAAATACCTTTGATAGTTGTATGTTCACTATATTCGTGAGCATATCTATCTATAATGTAGAATTTTCTTGTAGCTGTTGAATAGTAACAATCAATATCGTTTTCTAATGGGTCTATAGGGTCAGTAGGAATGATGAAGTCATTATCTGCAGGATTTGATGTTAAAATAACCTTATTTGCTTCATATTTTGACACAGTTTGTCTAAATGCTTTAACCATATCTTTTACCAAAGGTAAGGATGTGTGTAAAGTTGTATTTAGTTCTGAGATTGCCATATCGAAAAATAAGTCGATATCTATATATGTAAGTGCAGGATAATTCAATGCAGTATTTATATATTTCATTACTTCAGATAATTTCATAGTAAAAACCTCTATGTATATTTTATACAAAATAAAAAGACTTGTAAACATACAAGTCTCTCATAGATTTTGACTAAGCGTCAATTTCAGTAATTTTAGGTTCGTTATCAGACAAGAGTCTATCAACCTTAGCGAGTCTTTCTCTAGCGTGGATAGCATGTGTTTCATTAATGAAGTATGTTTTTCCATCGCAAGGAATTGCAACACGAACACCATTAACTGTGATAGATAATGATTGTCCGAATTGACTTTGGAAAGTCTTAGGAATGCTTACTGGAACTTTTGGTTCTCCACGGTAAGCCATCATTGTTGATTGAGCTTCCATAAGGCTTGCTCCATCAATACGTGCTGCACGTTCACGGAATTCTGCAGAACGGTTGATATTGTCTTCTTCTGATGGACCAACAGGTTTCTTAACAATTGCATTTGTTAAGATGTCTGCTAGTTGTTGTATAGCACTGGAATCTGAGTTGGTTTTCTTGACTTCTTCAAGTTCACCTTTCATTTGAGCTAATTGGTTTTGGGAAACTACCAAGGCTAGTTTAAGTTCCTCAGGAGTGAGCGAATTAACGTCCACCCCTGATTCACCTAGCATCTTGGAATGCCCTACGCCATTATTGCCTATCTCAGTTTCAGCAATAACCTTTTTATCTTCTGAGTTGTTGTTTGACATATTACATTCCTCCTAATGTTTTATTAGTCAATTCTGCCGTCACCAGTCTTGTTGACATCACCGTGTTCAACAACGGCTGTTCTGGATTCAGTACCTGTGCCATCGGCTTTGATTTCAGTTGAGCTGAATGCTACACCATTTGGTTCGATAGCAACGACTTCAGCAGCAGAGGTAGCTCTGTTACTAGCATCACCTTCAAAGCCTTTGATGTAGAAGTGTCCAGCATCACTAGCGTGTCCGCCTTCGGCAACTTGGCTAGCTAAGAATCTGATAGCTTTGTTGGATGCTAATGCATATTGCATTGTTGGGGCATCACCTTTGATAACAGATTTCTTACCATTGGCATCAATTCTGCCACCGTTGACTGGTTTGACAAGTTCTGTCATCTTGATAGGATTGACAGTTGTGTTGGTTCCACGAACTTTGTAGACACCACCGAATTCAACGACTTGTTCTGGATGGTAGTAGTTGCCAGCGGCATCCACATAACCATAGTAGTAGTCTGTGAATTGGTTCTTTAAGTCAGGACGTGCGTTCACGTTAACTCTGTATTGAGAAGGAATTGACATATAGTCAACAACTGCATCTGGGTTGACGACTTTGTAGCCTAAGCTATCAATCTTCCAACCGATGGATTGTCTTTGGTTCAATGGGTCTTCTGTACCAGCAGAACCTAATTCTTTCTTGATGAATTGAGGAGCAGTGTGTCCTTCAACACCAATTCTGAATAAGGCTTCTTCACCAATAACATAAGAGTGGTGGATATTGAGGACATCAATACCTGTCGCAGCACCGAATAAGGTACCGAGAGCAGCACTGGAAGCATTGGTTAAGGTCTTGTTGGCTGGGACTGTGCCAGACACTGCATCGAGGTAAACAACGACGTATGTGTCGGAAGAACCCATTTCGGAAATTGGTTTTGGAAGAATTAAGTTAACTCTACCAGAATAGGCTGCTGATAAAGCAGCGTCAACTGTAGTTGCGATAGATGCTGATGGGACGTGATATAAGTATTTGACGACACCGTCGGCATCAATGTATGTGTTGTCGGTCTTGATTGTCTTTGCTTTTTGGAAAGCTAAAGAGAATAAGTCGATGACCATATCATTTTTGTAAGCTTCACCTGTGTTGCTGAATTTCATAAATTCTTTAACACGATGGTCAGTGATTAAGTCAAATAAGACTGCACTGGAAGCTAAGACTTTGAAGTTGCCTCCCATACCTGGACGAACTTTCGCTGCTTCCATAGAAAGAACGATTTTACGGAATTCGTCAAGAGTTGGGTTACAATCTGGATTTAATTTTGTGATGTGGGACACCATTGGCTTTGTGGTATCAATCACTAAGGTGTCTGGGTCACTTGCACCAGAATAGACTTTCTTTGGTTGAGCATAGAATACTTGGCATTCAGCTAAGAGAGCTTCTTGTGCTAAGATGTCTTTTGTTTCTGGAATTTTGAGGGAGAGTTGACGTGTGTATTCAGAGATTAATGGGTCAACTACTGCCCAGTTCACTTTATCTGTGAACTTCATAACTCTACCATAGGACTTGGTTGAACCTTTAATGGCAACCATTGCACCTTTATCGGATGCTGGTGGAATACCTTCAACTAATGGTTGAGTGTGTGCGGCTAATGAAAGCATTCTTTTGAAAACGATTTCATTGGAACCGTTATTGGATGGCATTGTTCTTTCGGTAGCAATGCTATCAAAGACGTAATCGGACTCTGCCAATTCAATGGTTCTGAGCATAATTTTGCTGTAAACAGCAGCAGGTTGCATCACATTTGGACCTTGAAGAGGTGATTGTGGAGCTGGATTACGGTAAACCGACGTATTGTTGATTAATGTTAAATCATCCATAATGTTTTAAATCCTCCTATTTTTTATTCAACATGCCGTATTGATTTGGCATAGCCCCTTTCAAGAATGCTTCGACGTAAGCGTCTTCGGCTTTAGCAGCGTTGGCTCTGCTACCTTCTGGAATGCTAGTGCCACCATAAATCTGAGATGAGTTTGTAGGTGTCATTCTGCGACTGCGTATTGCATATTGCTCTGGGTAAATAGCTCTGAATACGGTTTCTAAATCTACGTTACCGACGGCAATATTGATACCTTTTTGAAGTGCGGTATTTCCGAAGTTGATTAAGTCTTGTTCGGAAAGTCCCCATTTGTTACCGAATTCTGATAGTCTGTTGACAAATGCAGTTTCGGCTTGTTTATACTCTTGAGTTTTTAAGTATTGTTCTACTTGAGACAATCTTTGTTCTAATGCTGGGTCGATTTTACCAGCTTGACCTCTTTGTTGAATGAAGAAGTTGTTAATTTGTTCAAGTGTATAGCCTTGTTGTAAGGCTCTTGCAATAAATGCTTGGTCTTGAGCAGAATATCCTGAACCTTTAGGTTGGACAGGAGTAGTAGCAGGTCTAGCTGGTGCTGGATTTGTAGCAGCAGGAGCTTGTCCTCTACTTGCTAAGATTGCATTCAATTGTTCTCTTGTAAGAGTAATTGTGTCACCACTACCTCCTGCAGCTGGAGCTGGAGTGGCTGGTGGGATAGCTGCTGGGTCAGCAGGTTGTGCAGGTTGAGCTGCTGGTGCTGCTGGTTGAGCAGGTGTTTCTTGAGGTTGAAGTCCTTGTGCCGCAAGCATTTCATTATTCAAGAAATTTTCCAAACCTTGTGTATCGCCTAAAGCAGGGATGCCTGAGAAGTCTGGAGTTTGTGGAATGTTGTTTTCGTTTTCCATATGTGTAGGTTCTCCTTTAATAATAGTATAAATTCTTTGGACGAATTATGTCAAATAAATTTATTTAGGTGTTGGACCACCTTGTGGAGCTGGCATTGCTCCGTTAATATTTTGAGCTCCTAAACCCGAAACAGCGGGTAATTGTCCTAACTTAGAAGCTTCAACTTGTTTAGCAACTTCGACCAATGCTTGTTGTGGGTCCATACCACCTTCGACTAATTGACCGAATGCTGATATGACTGCTGTGTACTCTTCAAGTTTCATATTCTCTTGTTGAGCTCTCATACGTTCAGCAATGAGATGTTTTTGAGATTTTGGAATGTTCATCCAGTTGATAAGTTCTTCTGGAGTAATGAAGTCAGCATATCCATGTTCAGATGGATTGTATTTCATTTGAAGTTCCATCAATTGCATTGCAGCATCTTCAAAGGATTGATTAGACCTTGGAGCAGCATTAGTGACATTGATTTCAATATCTTCTCTAGCAATTAATGCAGTTGGGTCAAACTCTAAAGCTTGTTCTGCATTGTTAGCTTGGTCGTGAAGAATTTGATTTGTTTGTGGGTAGAATGTTTCAGCTTGTCCGTGAGCCATATAGAATTGACACATAATTTCAATTTCTTTACGAATGAAACGGTCAATATTTTTAATACGGTTGTTATCACGCATTGTAGCACGGTCCACAGCTTGTTCAACTCCACCCGTGGTTTGGATAGACCCATAGTTTCTACCAAGATATGCAGCATCTACGCCAGAAACGTTTGCTATGCATTCAAGGAGGTATTGACGGAATCCGTCAATTGTCTTAGGTAAATCTGGACGCTTTGCAAATTCTTGTACAAGCTTAGGGTCACAGTTTACTGTAAATGCTGCATCTGGGTTATCACGTTTATTTTGATAGTTAGCCACATTAAGTCCTGCTAAAGCATTAATGAATTCAGCAGGGTTTTGATTCTTGAAGTAGTGTGTAGCTTCAATAGAATCAAGTTGGTTTAATGTAATGACCATTGATAATACCTTGTAACATTTGGAAATGCCCCAGAAATTGTTAGGCATTTTCTCATCATATAAAGGTACGAATGGGATAATATTTGGTTCAATATTTGGTGAAATATCTAAGATATTCTTACCTGCCATATAAATAACGTCAACTTTTGGAGTAATCTTAACTTCTCCAGACACTGGGTCTTTTGACATTCTATTCACTCGTTTATAGCAAGTAATAAATGTAACGGTAGACGACATGCTCTTTTTAGAAGCATCAGGAACTACGTTATTGTTAAGATTTCCATAGGCATCGTTAGCATTCTCAATGGCATACATTGCATTTTGGAATCTAGCGATGGATTTAAGAAACTTTTTAGATTTACGTTCTGCGAAATATAAATAGGACATTTCTTCCACGGTTTCTGCAGATGGGTCTGGGAATATGTTAGAAGGATGCCAGGCTTTTGCTTGGAATTGAACATTTTTAGATGGATTGAAGTAATTAGCTACATCTGCATAATCTACCACATTCTCATTCCAACCGAACAGTACCCCTGAGGTACCGTGGAGGAATGCGTAGTCACCAGCTTCGTCATTAATTTGGTCAATACCAGCTGCTGACCACTTCATTGCAAAGTATTTATTGCAAACTTCAGCTACATCACGGGCATCTAGAGATAGAGCTCTGAATTCACCCTGGAAGCTGGTCGGCATAATGGAAGCTTTGGTAGCTTCTTTAATAATAGTAATAGGATTATGTGCAGGTGTTTGTACGTGAGCAGGAATCTTACGATTATAAGTTTTCCAAATATCGGAATGGTCTGCAGCATCTAAAATTTTAAAGATACGAGCTTGTTCGACTTTATAAGCATAAGCATCTTCAAAATCACGTACTAAATCATCTACTGTATATTCAGTAATATTGTATTTGTCTAAAATATCTTGAGATGTAATAGTCTTGAGAGACTCAGAAAGTTGTTTATCATATTCTTTTTCATTCATAAACTAATTCTCCTTTTGGGTAATGAAGTCGTCACCGATAACATCTCCGTAAACATCTGCTTCACTTGCATCAAATAAGTCCGTAATGCTTAAAGAATTGTTAACTTTTTCAGAATGGTCTTCTAAATTAGCTAATTCTTCTTGGATTTTCTGCATAACTGCAGCATTTTTACGTTGAAGAACCTGAATTTCACGTTCTTCCTTCTCTGAAACAGGGACAATATGTAAAGTTTTAGCAATCATAGTCACTAATTTTAGGATTTTGTCCTGTTTTTTATCTATTTTTGACAGTAATTGTAAAATTTCTTCGTTTTCCATAACTTTCACCTTATAGTTTATCCAAAATTATCAAGGAATTCAACGTTGTAATCACTAAATTCGTCTTCAGTGGATAAATAGTTGTATTTTTTGACAGTATGTGTCCTAATCATCATTTCTCTCCACACATCATCAAAGGAAGATGGGTCTTCTGGGAATGGTGGGAACGGTGATAGGAGGTATCTTAAAGCATCTGGTAAGTGGTTATTCTTATCTTGAGGCTTTTCGCCTTGGTTTTTATCGTCACCAAGAGTACGTTCTTTATATTTATACCTAGATAGAGAATTGTAAGTCTTTTTACAGGTATTGAAAATCTTTAATCTACCGTGTTTAGCGTATGTGTAAACCTTATTAATAGTAGGAGCTAAGGAATCTCCTTCACAATCTTGGGCAGGTTGGAAGATAATTCCGTGAGCTCTATACGCATCTATCCACGATTTACCCGATACTTGGTCACGGTTACGACCTCTAGGGTCACATTGATTAGGGAAAGCTAGAAGAGATTGAGGAAAATTATCACATTCCTTAATCTTATCTGCCATATAATCAATTGGGTAGTCTTCTAGAGATTCTTCAATCTCATCATAGACATAGATAATTTTATTAACTGGGTCTAATGCTCCTACTAAGTGAGCAGTTGGGTCACGTCTACCAAAGTCTGTTCCCGTAACTCTACGCCAAGTAGCTGGAATAGGGAATGGTTCACAAAACCAGTCCACAAAGTTTGGATAGACTAAGCCTTCTGTATATTTGAAAGAACCTTTTAAGTAACGGTTAATCCACCAAGGTTCCTTATTCTGAGCTAATTTTTCTTCATAATCTGGTGGTAGGTAGGTGTTTGCACTGGTAGCTGAAATATGTGTAGAGATAGATGGGTCTCTTTTCTCAGGTCTAACCTTATATCTATCTTTAACATCACCGTGGTAATAGATA